TTGGAACTGACCTTTTAAGTGATGCTACAAGAATTAACTTGATGGATATGGCTACTTTAGATGGTTCAGACAATATCAGAATGGTTGCTCGTTACTCAGCAGGTGTACAAACTGGTACTGGAGCTGATATCGTAAGACAGTCATAATTAAATAAATAAAAACGGAGAAGGAGGGTGTAAAAGCCCTCCATCTTTATAACAACTTAAAATTAACCACTTATGGCTTGCACGGCATTAACAAAAGGAAGGGGACTCGACTGTAATCGCATATCGGGTGGCGTAAAATATATTTACTTTGGGGTTTATGACCAATTTGAAATCCCAATTGAAACAACAGGAATAGTAGTAGTAGATTCAGTAGTAACTGATATAGATATGAATGTAGCTGGAGCTTCTCAATATACTCTATATAGGTACACAATGCCTTTAGGTGTTTCATCTTTAACAGAGACTATTGTAGGTTCTCGTGAGAATGGCACGATATACTACACACCTACATTAAGCGTTATGCTTAATCGTTTAACGAAGGAAGACCAAAATCAAATTAAGCTCCTTGGAAGCACGAAAGTGGTTGCGTTTGCGCAATTAAATGCTACAATAGCTAATGGACATGATGTAATAGTTGCTTTAGGTGTTGAGAATGGTTTACAATTGAATGCAGGTACTATGGATAGCGGCGCTGCATGGGGTGACCGCTCGGGTTACACTTTAACATTTGATGGAATGGAACAAAATCCTTTCCCAATGGTTGCAGATTACACGACAGTACCTTTTGACAATTCAGCATTTGAAATTGGAACAATAGTAGTATCTTAATTTTCTTATCTGTTTTATTATAATCTTAAAAGGGTAGCTTAATTGTTACCCTTTTTCTTTTCCAAACAAAACCAGACTTTTTCTATTATATAGTATGATACAAGGAATCACAGAGACTAATATAAGTGCAGAACTTTCTACAGAAGACAATAGAATAAACACAACTGTAGCTTCTACTCAGATAAGATTCTTAGTTAAGTTTATTAATGATATGGATGGATCTATTGCTTATTGCTATCCTAATTCAGTAATTTATCCAAGATACACAGGAATGAGTTTTATATATGAAGCAGTTGTTGCATCAGTTGATTTTTATGCAGCAGAAATTCATCTTCTACCAGCAGGACATTGGAAATATGAAGTTTATGAAGTAAGTTGGATAGGTAGCGTTGTAGTGGCTTTAAATACAGCTCCAGCTACTGAAAAAGATGTATTACCTGTAGCAAATACAAATGGAGTAGTACAAGGCATAGTAACTAAGGGAATATTAAACCTTTCAGAAAAATCAGGAACAGAACAAGTACAATACAATCAACACGAAGTAGCAGAAGGAACTAACTATATATATTACGGACAATAAAATAAAATTATGGCAATAGAAAACGTACAACAGCTCTTATCAGAGCAATTAGGAAAACATAGATGTGATGTAATTACTACAACAGCTATGACAGGAAAAGCTTACTATGCAGTTTACTTTGTTACAGAAAGCGTTATAGCTTCTATAACTGCAACTAATATTCAATCAGGAACAGGAAGTGCAGCAGCAAGTCTTCATACGACTATCGCAGCAGGTACGACTTTATTTCTTACTGTAACAGCTATTACTTTAACAAGTGGATTAGCTATCTGTTACTACGACCAACCTTTATAATGAAGTTAGCTCTTGGAATGTCTTTGCCTTCAAGTAACAAGGGAGGAGTAACACCAATTCAAAAACAAGTAAATGACTTTAAGGCTAGGGTTATTGCTGATGGTGGAGTATTTGAAGCTAAGGCTTGTTTAGAAGCACAATTAGTAATATTAAATAATATAGCATGAGTTTATTAGATGATGTAAGTATTGTAGTAACTCCTAATGGGTATAAGGCAGGAGAATTATATGCAGTTGTACCTAGTAGTGGTGCAGCTGATATGGATGTTACAAGAGCAACAGCAGCTACAAGAGTAGATGAAGCAGGATTAGTAAAATATGCTGAGATTATAGGAAGTGAAGAAGTTACTAATGGAGATTTTGCAACTGATAGTGATTGGAGTAAATTTGATGGAACTACAATAAGTAATAGTGCTATTAACTTTAATGTAACAAATACAGGTACAAAGGCTAATCAGACTAATGTAATGATAAGTGGATTATTATATAAAGTAACTTTTGAAATATTAAACTATGTAGGGGGGAATATATACATGAGTGGCTGGAGTATACCATTAGCAGACAGAACAGAACAATCAAACGGAGTTTTTTCTTTTTATGCAGAGGCAAGTAGTTCTACTTTTACAATAGGAACTACATCAGCATCTACTCAATTATCAATAGACAACGTATCAGTAAAAGAAGTAACAAGAGATAACGTACCTCGTATAGACTACACAGGAGGAGGTTGTCCATATATATTAGCAGAGCCTCAGAGGACTAATAAACTTACTTATAGTGAGGATTTTAGTCAATGGAATAAAAGCACTTCAATAACAGTTGAAATTAATAATGCAATTTCTCCTAGTGGAGATGTAAACGCTAGTCTTGTAACCACTGCCTCTTCTAATAGATTCATATATCTAAGTGCATCCTCGCCAGCTAATTCTACTTTCTCTATTTATGCTAAATGGAAAAATGGAAGTGGAGGTATTGATTTGAGTACAGATGGAGGTTCTAATTACACTTCAGTTTCAGTAACTAATGATTGGTTAAGAGTTTCAGTAACTCCTTCAACTTCTGCCTTCCAATGTGTTTTGAGAGTACCAACTGGAGGTAGTGAATTATATTTATGGGGCGCTCAATTAGAAGCAGGATACGCAACATCATATATTCCAACATCAGGAAGTGCAGTTACAAGAAATCAAGACATCTTCACAAGAGATGGTATAGGTAGTTTGATAAATAGTGAGGAAGGGGTTTTGTTTTTAGAATCTGCCGCTCTTTCTAATGATGGGACTAATAGATTTTTGTTTATTTCTGACGGAACTAATGATAATGGAGTGAGGTTTTTTTATAGCACTACAAACAATCAAATAGTATCAAGATATTATGTAGGTGGTGTTGCTACTGCTATTATTAGTTTTACTTTGTCTGATGCTCTTAATTTTAATAAAATTGCATTTAAATGGAAGGAGAATGACTTTGCTTTATGGGTAAATGGCGTAGAGGTAGGAACTGACTCTAATGGAGCAGTAGTTTCTTCAGATACATTAAATAATATAAGTTTAACTACAGGTGTAGGTAGTTCACCTTTCTTTAGCAAAGTAAAACAACTACAAGTCTACAAGACAGCTTTAACAGACGCACAATTAACTTCTTTGACTTCATAATATGAATATATACAAATTACAATACACAGACAAAGCAGAAGGAGATGCAGACTTACTCGCTAAAGGTACTTATGAAGTAGTAACTGAAGAAGGTATTACTCAAGATATTTATACAAACGGAACTCAAGCAATAGTATTTTTAAATAAGATAGTAGAGATACCAGCAACATATGATCCTGATGGAAAAGAGATAACTCCTCCTGTATATTACACAGGAGTATTTTACGACCTAATGACTACTGAAGAATTTGACTTTGGAATAAACGAGATATTTCCTGTAGATTGTGTACATTCGTTCTTGGGTTATGAAAAGAACGCAGAAGGTACAGATGTAGACCCTGATGAATTAATAATAGAATAAAATGGATAAGATAATTTCAGTAGATTTAAGCACTTCAACAGCGCCATTAGTGCAGGAGGTTAGAGGAAAGGATTACATTGAGTACGGAGACGCTAATGGCGAATGGAGAAACCTATACCCTCAGTTTTTAATTGACCTTTATTACTCTAGTTCAATAACAGCTGCGATTGTAAACGCTACTGCTGAAATGATTAGTGGAGAAGACTTAGTTATTTCTGATGAAGATGATAGAGATGTTGAAGCTAGGATTAAGCTTCAAAACTTTATGAATAATGCTAATGGTAATGAAACTTTACACGAGGTATTAAAAAAGGTAGCATTTGATTTTAAACTACAAGGAGCATTTGCTCTTAACATTGTATGGTCAAAAGATAGAACACAGATAGCTGAAATCTATCATATACCTGTAGAGAAAATTCGTTGTGAAAGACCTGATGAATTAGGCAAGACTAGAGGTTACTATGTATCAGGAGATTGGGCAAATACAAGAATGAACAAGCCTTATAGAGTTCCTGCATTTAATGTAAACGACAGGACATCTCCAAATCAAATTCTTTACACAGGTCTTTACAGTCCTAATATGAACTCTTATTACACCGCTGATTACATTTCTTGTAATAATTGGAGCTTAATCGACTCTAAAGTTTCAGAGTTTCATCTTAATAATATATCTAACGGATTTACAGGCTCTTTTATGATTAGTTTCGCAAATGGAATTCCGACAGCTCAAGAGAGAAATCAGATAGAAAGAAGTTTAGAATCTAAATTTACATCAGAAAAAAATGCAGGAAAATTTGTCTTAACATTCAGCGACGACAAGACTAGAGTTCCTGAAATAACTTCAATTAGTCCATCAGATTTAGACAAGCAATATATAGCACTTCAAGAACTACTTACTAGCAACATCCTCTCAGGCCATAGGGTGACGTCTAAGACACTAATGGGCTTAGATAGTGCTAATGGGTTCTCAAGCAATGCAGACGAGCTTTTAAACGCTTCTAATTTTTACTTAAATACGGTTATAATGCCATTCCAAGGGCAAATATTAAAAGTATTACACAAGATATTCCAAGTTAATAATATGGATATGCCTGTTCAGTTTGTACAGCTTAAACCAATTACTATTCAATTTGATTCTAAGACTATTAGAGAAGTAATGACTCAGGACGAAATAAGAGAAGAAATTGGATTACCTCCTTTAAATGAAGAAGAATCTGTTGAAATTAAAGAAGAGTTTGCTAAAGTTGGAATGATTGATGGAAAGCCTGTTTATGATACCATAGATGAAGCCTTAGAGAGTGCAAAGTCTTTAGGGTGTGAAGGCTATCATTCGCATGAATATGAAGGTAAAACGGTTTATATGGCTTGTGAAGGGCATACAGAGGCTACAGAGCTTACTAAGTTCATTGAGGAGTTTGGAGAAGATATGTCTGATGAATGGGAATTAGTAGAAGAAGAAGTAGTAGATGGTGAGCATCAAGATTTTAATTACGAAGAGGTTTTGAATGAATTATTTAATGAAAAAATACAGCTAGCATCTACAGGTAGAGCAATTCCTAATCGTAAATCAGAACAAGATGGAAAGTCAAAAAAAAGTGAAGACTATTTTAGAGTTAGATATGTTTATTCTAATGATAATTTTATAACTAATAAATCAGGAACTAGAAGAAAGTTTTGCCAACAAATGATGGGGCAAAATAAACTTTACCGAAAAGAAGATATAATAAATATGGGAAGTAAAGCTGTAAATCCTGGATTTGGTAGAGGAGGAGCTGCTACGTATTCCATATGGTTATACAAGGGCGGACCTCAGTGCTTTCATTTTTGGAGTCGTAGAATCTTTAAGACAACAGCAGGAGAATCTAAGACAAGTAAGATAGACGATGCTGATATGATTGGTTACACAAAGGCAGTTTCTGAAGGATTTACAGCAAAAAGAAATGACAAGTTAGTAGCAACACCACCAAGAAAAATGAGAAATAACGGATATTATAACTAAAATGAGCTACGTATTATTTGTATCAGAAAGTAAATTAAAAGACAGCACCGCGATCAATTTATCAGTTGATAATGAGATATTATTGCCGTATTTAAGACAGAGTCAAAAACTATATGTAGAGACTAAATTAGGAACAGATTTGAATCAAAAATTAAAAGATTTAATTGTAGCTGGAACTGTGAATCTTCCTGTAAATGCAGCTTACAAAACTTTATTAGATGATTACATTGGAGATATGCTCCCAAATTGGGCGCTATACCATTGCATACCTTTTTTACGATTTAAAGTGGAGAACGGCAATATTTATTCTAAAACATCTGAAACGGGAAATAGCTTATCTACAGAAGAAGCTCAACACCTTAGAGAAGAAATAAGAAACACAGCCGAATACTATACAGAAAGAATGATTGACTATATTTGTAATAATAACTCTTTATTTCCTGAATATAATACAAATACAGGGGCGGATGTTAATCCAGACCGCAATGCATATTATAACGGCATGAACCTTGAGAGACCTCAAAATCAAGGCAATAGACTTACACTACAAGATTTTTTAAGCTCATCTGATTATTCATAATGAAGAAACACTACAAGCCAAAACAAATTAATATAACAAAGCTTAAATCCTATTTGGATAAAAAGCCTAATAATAAAACAAATGCAAGACAGCCTTCAAGTAGGACTAGCAAATAGTACAGCAATAGCATTCAGCCTTACAGAGTGTAACGAGCTTTTAACTTTTTGTTCTTTAATATTAGCGATTACTTTTACTATTTATAAATTTGTTAAATTTGAGAAAAAAAAAACTGATTAACTTATTACTCATAAGAGATACATTCTCTGATCTAAGTACATTAGGAGAACTTTTCTTAAATGGAGAACGGATGTGTGATACTCTAGAAAATCCATGGTTAGATAATCAAAAAAATATAAGCTGTATTCCTGCTGGTATTTATGATGTAAGGCTTAGACTAGCAAGAGAATCAGCTACAAGAGACTATTTACACCTATTAATTCAAGATGTACCAAATAGAGATTGGATTCTATTTCACAGGGGAAATTTCCCTAAAGATACAAGTGGCTGCATCCTAGTAGGATTAGGAAGCCAACAGAACGCTGTTAATAACTCAGTCTTAGCTATGGACTTGTTAATCAAAGAAATAGTTAATTTAGGCGGAGAAAATATAAAATTAATAATTAAAAATAAATAAAATGAAAAAGTTTCTAGAAAAGTATTTAAACGGAATCCTACTTAAGATGTTTGGCTCTCGTAAATTTTGGTACACAGTAGTAGGTATCTTGACTACAGTACTTAGTGAAAAATTTGGCTTAAATGCTGAAGAAGTAAAAGGAATACTATTAAGTATTAGCGCACTAGTACTTGGACAAGGAATAGCGGACGTTGCTAAAAAATAACCGATACAGATTAAAGCCTAACGAGATAGCTGTTATTCAGGAAATGAGGAAGTCAGAGGTTAGAAATATTCTAGTCATTGGCGACCTGCACGAACCTTTCTGTTTAGACGGCTACCTTGAGTGGTGCAAAGAACAATACAAAATCCATAATTGTAACCAAGTTATCTTCATTGGAGATATTATTGATGCTCACGGCTTTAGCTATCACGAGCCTGATCCTGACGGTATGTCTTCAGGACTAGAGCTTGAAACTGCTATTAAGAAGATTCAAAAGTGGTATGAAGCTTTCCCTTATGCAGATGTAATGATAGGTAATCACGATAGAATGGCTAGTCGTAAGGCTATGTCAGGTGGTATTCCTGCTGCTTGGATAAGGTCTTACAATGAAGTCTTAGGTACTCCTAATTGGAATTGGGTAGAGTCTGTTATATATGATGACGTACTATATGAACACGGAGAAGGAGGTCAAGCAGCAGCTAAAGCTAAGAACAACTTAATGTCTTCAGTCTGTGGTCATACTCACACCCTTGCTTACGTTCAATGGTTCGTAGGGAAACGCTTTAAAGTCTTTGGAATGCAAGTTGGGTGTGGAGTGGATAGTTCTACTTATGCCGCAGCTTATGCACGCAACTTTAAGAAACAAGCAATTTCTTGTAGTGTCGTTTTAAACAACGGAACTCTACCAATCAATCTTTTAATGCCTTTATAATGCAATTAAAGGATTCTACAAAACTTACTTTATTTTATATTCTATTAATTATAATAGTATTAATCTTTAGTTTATAGCACCCCCGTATAGTCGTTTTAAGCACTTTCTTTTCTTTTTAACACTAATATACTAGACAAGCTATAAAGTTCGTCCTAGATGTAAACACTTAAATTGTTAATAACTTTGTAAATAAAGTTGTTTATAATTGTGTGGGTAACTTAAAAGGTGTACATTTGCCGTATAATTAATCACTTAAAACTTACAACTATGAAAAATACAAAAACAATTACTTTCTTCACAAAATCTTTCAACTCAGAAATGGATGCTAACAAATACTCAGCATCTACATCAAATAACTCCTTTGAATTATACAGAGAAAGAGTTTACACTTCAAATGGATCTGCTTGCACTGGTGATTGGTTAGTTCAGGTTAATGGTCAGATAGTTGATTCAGCGTCTACACTTAAAGAAGCTAAGCACATAGCAGCAATGACTGAAATGATGTCAGCATTTTAATCTATATGATATTGTATCTACCTACATTAGATCTTATCTCGTAATTACAAATTAGTTTTATCAAGCTCACTCTAATTAATAGTAAGTTTGAGGATGGAGGAGAATTTAAAAAAGATATGACAGAGATTTTTGAGAATCTACATATAGATATATTGAATGAGATGCACCCTAA